ATCAAACGAGAGCTTCAAAATTTATAGAGAAAATGACACACAAAATCTTACAAACAGGACTGCACACGATTATAGATAAAAAAGGTCGAGTGCATGTATACACAGAACAAGAGTACACACACCTAACGTGGTGGGACAGAGTAAAACTAAAGTATAATCTAAAATCAATTTAATTATTATGAGAGCAATTATTCAATCAATCGCACAAGAAACACAAGTGCGTGACAGACAAGGACAAGTAATCACAACAATCAAGGGAAAGATGTTCACACTCATCTTACGTCTTGTATTGGGGGGACTATTCCTATTAACTATGACAAGTATATTAGGATTTATAATGTTGTGGGCAACGGGTGAAATCGATCCAACGACAGCTAACTTTGGATACATGGAGTCATGGAGCTGAGATTTAAGTTAGACGAAAAAACAGAAGTCAGGGCGTACTACATGGACAAGTACGCCACAGACGAATTAGGTGCAGAGATACGCAGGGGAGTAACATTCAAGGACGTATTCAACACCTTAGACAACAGGGCATGCGTGTATGATTTACTAAACGTACACGATAGCTTAGTACGAGAAAGAGTATTCGAAGCTCTAAGTGAAATAATGAAGTGCGAGTATGACTACATATTTTCACAATGGTTAAGACGAACAGCGTATGAACATACTTTCACAATGAACAAGACGAACAAATAAATAAATAAAACAATGAGAAGTTATCCAATTTGGAATGAAATCAATTCATGCCTATACAAAGGTATGCAAAGCTATGGAGTGAGAGATCACTCAGAGATAGATATGAACGTGGGACAAGGTGCAAGACACTCCCACTTACTTTGTACAATCAAACAAACCAGGAGAGAGTACGGAGATTGGGTATCCTTTTGCGTATTCATTGACGACAAGAAAGTGAAGCAAGGATATTTTAACAAAAAGACAAAACAATTTACAAGAAGAAAACCAAATAATTTAAACATATAATATATGGACGAATTAAGTAAAAGATATTTTGGACTTATAATGGACAAAGTAAAAAAGGAAAACGAATTCACGCAATACTTGAGAGAGCTTCAAGAACGTGAAGAACGCAAAAAGTTGCAAGAAGAAATGTTTGATAATTTAATCGAGCAAAACCAAAGAGAGACTCTATTGCATTCAAAGATGCATCAAATAAGAGAATTACAAAAAGAAGTAGAACTATTAAAATTAAAAACAAAATGAGAACAACAGACGAAAAACATGGACTAAAATTTGAGAAAATCCTCAAAGGAAAAAAGGTAGACTCTTGCAGATACATGACAAGAGAAGAGGCAGACGACTTCGGTTGGTACAAAAGACCACTCGTTATATTCTTTACAGACGGAACATATCTAATGCTTCAGTCTGATGATGAGGGTAACGATGGGGGTGCAGGATATATCGGAGGAGATAAAGGCGAACACACAATCTATACGATATGACAGGAATAATAATAGTAACAGGTATCGTATTAATAGCATATAGTATTAACATAGGAAATAAAATGAAATAAAATGAAAGTAAGAATTTTACAACGTAGTGTATACTACAAAACGGCAGAGTTAGAGATAGAAATCCCTGACGATTGGAATAATAAAGATGGGATAGAAAACTATTATGACGAACACATCAACGATTACCTACACGACAACGAAGACTTGTGGGTTGATGAAATAGACCATAAGATAAACGAGTCTGAATTCATGTTCGGACTTGGAATGGATAGTGGGGATTGGACAGACACAGACCAAGAGTCTGAATGGAGGTATGAAATAGACGAACTAAAAATAGGAGGACACTTATGAAAGTAAAACAATTAGTAGAAATCCTTCAAAACATAGAGGATCAGGACAGAGACCTACAAATACTTGTAGGTGATGAGGACAGAGATTACTTTGCCTCAGAACAATTCAGCGTAATGCACACAGAAGATGTCGAGCAATGCGTAGAGATATTTATTCAAAAGAAACACTTATACGAAATATAATAACAAATAAATTAGAACAATGGGAGAACAATTAAAAGAGATTACGGAAGAGTTAATCTTACAGGAATTAGAAAACAGGGGAGTACAAGACGAAGACTCCTATGACGGAGACACAGCTCTTGAAGAGTTGAAAGAACATCATCAGTTTACAATCACAGACATGTGGCCTTCACCATGTCCTGACTTTGCAATTTACAGACAAGAAACTGCAGACGGATACGAGGTGTGGGTAGCTCACGACCCTAACTCAAAGAGTATAGACGTGAGTACAGAAGTGCATTACTATGACTCAGACTTAGCAGATGTGTTGGCAGAAGTAATACAAGAACACCACATTGAAAGTATATATGTTGATGATCTTGAGGAGCAATATGTACAAGATGCAATTGAAAACGTCTATGATATAATGAGAGAAGAAATCATAGAAAGAATTGTAGAAGACTTAACAGAACAAGGATACGAATATAATAACAACAAATAAACACAATTAAATTATGGGAGCAACAAACATTCATTATTCAGCGAGTAAGAAAACTTATTCATCAGCAAGAGAAGCGTACAAAGCTTTAAGAGAAGAAGCAATATACGAGTACGGACACGACCCTTATAGTGGGACGATTGCAACATGTACATTAGAGGGTAGAATATCAGAACCTAAAGATGATGATGCGTATGACGAAGCGTTAGACAACGTAGACAAAAGAGAGTGTGTGTATTACGAGACAGACACAGAGTATGTATTCATTGGGTGGGCAGCCTGCTAAACAATAAGATTATGACAACAAAACACAGAGGAACATATGCATTAGTAAGTGAGACCTACGACTTGCAAATAGACTATGATTATTACTACTGCAGCGGAGACTATGAACACCCTCCAGAAGAAGACTTAGAAATAAAAGCAGTAACCTTAAACGATGAGGACATTACAGATTTCTTTTGGGACTTTGTAGAAGACCAAGTATACGAACAAGTAATGCAACACGCAAGAGATAACAGATAATAATAACTTAAATAAAAAAACATGGAGAATAACTTTAAGCTTAAAGCAGTACGAGTTCCTGACTTTGACATGGTGGGTGATGAATACTATGGAGACACACCTTATGGAGTAGTTTTAGATGTTTATGACATGGACGACAACTTCATTGAAAGCGGAACAGAGTGGAGCTACTTTGCCAATGAGAAAGAGGCAGAGGAGTATTGTTTAAAATATAATAAAAAAACGTTTAACTTAAATAAATAAATTATGGGATTAGATATGTACTTGGTCAAGAGGACCTACGTTAAGAATTGGGAACACATGGGGCCTGATAGACAGAACAAGATAACTGTAAAAACAGGAGATAAAAACAATCGAAGCATCAAGACAAATAGGATAGCGTACATCATAGAAGAGGTGATGTATTGGAGAAAAGCAAACGCCATTCACTCCTGGTTTGTGGAAAATGCACAAGAGGGAGTAGACGATTGTAAAGAGTATTGGGTTGGAGAAGAGAAGCTACAAGAGCTTGTAGACTTATGCTCTAAGGTTGTAGAAACAAAAGACGCAAGCCTACTGCCACCAAAAACAGGGTTCTTTTTTGGCAGCCAAGAGGTAGATGATTGGTACTTCATAGACCTTGCCGATACAATAAAAACTCTAACAGAAGAATTAGAACATCATAGAAATACAAACGCAAAAGGAGATTACTATTATCAATCTTCTTGGTAAAACAAAAACAATTATGAGTAGAATAGAAAAATGGTCAGCATCAGGTATCAAAGAATACCTGACTGACAATTACGGAAGGCCTCGACACGATTGCAGATCTCTGAAAAGGGCGTGCGAAATCGTAGCAAAGAGACACGACTTATCTCCTGAAGACCTGTTTCATTTTCTTGTGGAAGACGAACCTGTGCAAGGTATGTATCTACACAGCTACGGCTTTCATACAAGAGCAGGCAGAGAGATAACAAGACAATTAGAAGAAGAGTACGATGAAGCTCTTAATAATTAGTTTGTTCACACTCATCATTGGGGGAATGTCGACCTCTAATGTTGAGTATGTAACAGCCACAGTATACCACGCAGTTGAGGGGCAGACTGATAGTACGCCTCTTATAACTGCAAGTGGTAAAAAAATAAACGCCCAAAATCCTGCATCACACAAATGGATAGCAGTATCACGAGACTTAGAGCCATTAGGTTTTGTCTTTGGTGCTAAAGTTATTGTGAGTGGAGCAGGTAATATGGACGGAGTGTGGGTTGTTCAAGACAGAATGAACAAAAGATGGACACACAGAATTGACTTCCTTGTAAACGAAGACACAATGGGGAAGTGGAAAAATGTATCAATACAACTATTAGACGCACAGTAATAATCCTTAGTTGTCGCTAATGTAGGACGTTGTAATGCGTGAGTCAAAGTTGGGGTGCGCTAATAGAAGAGTTAATCATACCAACAAATTACAACAAGACTGACAGTACGGAAAGACGACCCTCTTCGGAGGTAACTTTAAATTAATTTATTATGCCGAATCATTGTTACACCTTCATAACTGTGGAGGAAAAATTCAACAAAAAGCTAGAAGAGATAGCTAAAGTGGGACTATGTAGATACTATGTCCCAATGCCTGCGGAACTAGAAAGTACAACTAGTCCTGCAAAGATTGTATCAGAGGAAGAGTACATCAAGCAAATGAAAGAAAACGAAACTGCTCAGTACAAGACTTATCCGATTACAAAAGAAAGAAGTAAATACCTAATCGACAAGTATGGTTTCAATAATTGGTACGATTGGGCGTATCACAATTGGGGTACGAAATGGGGATGCTATGACAACGAATATGATGATGGAACGTACAGATTTGCATCCGCATGGGGGCCAGTTGCAGACTCCATATTGGAGAAACTGATAGAAGACATACCCACATTTACTTATTCTTATGAAGAAGAAACAGGTTGGGGCGGTCAATGTGAGGTTGTAGACGGAGAAATCTTAGACACATTACATTGGGAAGAACCTGAATTTGAGCATGTTGACGGAGATATTTATTATCTTGCCAAGAAACATATAAATGGAGAGGGTGAATTTAAAATAGGTTACTATGCATTCGGTTCCCTCTACGAATTCATAGGAGACACGCTTGAAGAAGCAGCTAAAGGAATATAATATGAAAGAATACAAAGACGCACGCATTGAAGCTATGCAAAAACAATTAGCTTGGTGCAACAACTTTATTGATTACGTTGAACAATACAGTATCAACGTGTATAACTCGGCATGTGAGTATGCTGACATAATAGAAGAAGAAGAATGAATGTACTATCATTATTTGACGGAATGTCTTGTGGTCAAATAGCACTCGACAATCTAGGCATCAAGGTAGACAACTACTTTGCAAGCGAGATTGACAGGTATGCTATTAAAGTTGCAAGAAATAACTACCCTGACATGATACATGTTGGGGATGTGACTCAGGTCAAGGCAGAACACTTTGGCCCTAAAGGGTTTGACGTGAAGATTGACTTGATTATGGGCGGAAGTCCTTGTCAAGGATTTAGTAGGGCAGGCAAGAACCTGAACTTTGACGATCCAAGAAGTAAGTTATTCTTTGAGTTTGTTAGATTGGTCAAAGGTTTGAAACCTAAGTATTTTTTATTGGAGAACGTGAAGATGACAAAAGAACACAGAGACACTATCTCAGAGTTCTTAGGAGTTCAACCAATATACATAGACTCGGCTCTAGTTTCTGCACAGACACGAAAGCGATACTATTGGACTAACATACCATATCTGTTTGCGCCTATAGACTTGGGTGTAAAGCTAAAGGATATTATTCAAACAGACGGAGAGCTTGAGGGTTCTATAGTTGATGAAAGAATGGTAACAAACAAGGGTAAAGCATACTGCTTAACAGCTCGATATGCAGGTGCTGTTTGGTGGAATAGTATCGCAAGGAGTCAGCGTACAATGATTAGAATTGAAGACAAAGTTTGTTTCCCTGAGGCAACAAAGAAGGGTTATGCTGCGGTAGGTGTTGGAGAGGGTTTAGACTTATCCTATCCTACTAGCACGACTAGACGAGGCAGAGCGTTGAAAGACAAAGCTCATTGCCTTACAACAATCTCACCTAATCAAGGTATCATAACCGAAAGGTATACATGGAGAAAGCTAACGCCAATTGAATGCGAGAGACTTCAAACTGTTCCTGATAATTATACCGAAGGAGTTTCAAACTCTCAACGATATAAAATGTTGGGTAATGGTTGGACAGTTAAAGTAATTGAACACATACTAAAAAACATGGAGATATGAATCTATTAACACAAAACAGTAAGTTAAAGAAAACAAGTAAAGCCCTCAATTTGAGGGTTTTTAATTTTGGAATACCTGCATACAAGTCAGCAAGCGGCAAGCTTACATGCCCTATGGCTGACGAGTGTGTCAAGTTCTGCTATGCAAAGAAAGGTGCATACGTTTGGAGCAACGTGCAGCCTGCATTTGAAAAAAGGTATCAACTAAGTAAGACGCTAGAGTTTATTGACGCTATGAATGCTGAGATAAAAAAGAAGCGTCCTGATTACATAAGGGTACATGATAGTGGTGACTACTATTCCAGGAGTTATCTAGCCAAGTGGATAACAATAGCTAAAGCAAATCCAAGAGTACGATTTTATAGCTACACAAACATGGTAGATATGATGCACAAAGCTGATCTTCCTGATAACTATGACATAATATTTAGTGACTCAGGAAAGCAGAAGCATATGATAAACAAGGAGGTAGATAGGCATACTAAAATATTTGATAGTAAACAAAGCCTAAAAGATGCAGGATATGTAGACGCCTCAGACACAGACCTTTACGCAACTAAATGGTTCAACCAAACAAACAAAGTTGGATTAGTTTTTCATTAAAAAAAAGCAAATAAAAGTTGCATAATAAATAAATTATAATTATTTTTACAAACACAATTTAATTTAATCATCATGGGAAAATCAAAAGAATTGTTCAACAGAGAACGTGAACAACAATCAGAAACTTTAAGGGAATTTTTAGACGACACATATCAAGTGGCTGAGTACCACGCTAACAATCAGCGTGAAGTACTTAACGAATTGTTTGAAAGTTTCTACGAAATCTTTAGTCCAAACAAGGCTGAAGAAGAATTTAAAACAATGTTTAATCTAAGTAAAAACAAATCAAATGAAAAGAGGAATATTTAATAGATACGTTGATTACGTCTGTAAAGAGATGGGTATTACACGAGAACAAATGTTTACTAAAAACAGGTCAACAAAGTTTTCTACCTCTAGGTTTTTATTATATACACTATGCTATGAGAGACCAATGACAATCGTTCAGATTGTGGACTTGATGGCAGAGAATGGATATAATATAGCACGTCAAGGTGTTGAGTATGGAATACAAAAACTTCAAGAAACTGAAGATGTAGATGTTGACTATTTTATAGACACGGCTATTAGAGAGTGTTCAACCGAAGAAGTAGTATAATGAATTACACAATGAATCAAATATGGGAACAAGCAAAGGAGTGCAGGAAGAGTGCAAGTCTAAGCTTTCATAATGAAGAAGCTTATATGTATAAAGGTATAAAGATTACTAAAGCAAAGGACCAGATAAACATATACGCTACAAACAACGCACAGTTTCAGTATCACGAAATGACTGAAGAGCAGTACAACTTGTTTATGGAACTTGGATTTGTTGATGCAGTCCACAGTATTGTAAAGCAATCTTATCAAAGAAAGATAGATAAGGTAAATGAGAAAATTAAAAACGAAATCAATACACGCAACAACAAGAAGCATTATGATTCATTAAAATTAAAACGAGATAACTTAATAAATAAATACAGTAACATATCTAAAAAGTAAATTATGGGAAACACAAAATCAACATTCAAAGAACTTACGTCTATCAATGTAAAAGACAAGGTAGAAAAGAAAGGTAGGTTTGATTATCTGTCTTGGGCATATGCCTGGGCGATAGTCAAAGACAAGTATCCTGATAGTAATAGAACTGTGTATGAGTCAGAACACGGACTAAATTACTTCAGCGATGGATCAACGGCTTATGTAAAAGTAGGCGTAACAATTAATGGCTTAGAACATATAGACTATCTACCTATAATGGGCCACAACAATCAATCGCTGCCACTAGAAAAGATTACATCTTTCGCAGTTAACAAGACTATTCAGCGTAGTACAGTAAAAGCTATTGGCATGCATGGCTTAGGCTTGTCTTTGTGGGCGGGTGAAGATTTAGCAGACATAAGTGATACTGCACCCAAAACAGTTAGCACTTCTGCAAAAAAGCCTACATTAAAAAAGACACACGAAAAATGGGAAGACGTTGTGAACTTTGTCAAGGCTAATAAGAATGAGCCGTTTGCATCTACAATAGCTAAGGTAGAGCAGAAGTTTACACTTACAGTAGCAATCAAAAAAGAACTATCTAATTATGCAAAGTAATATAATTGAAAAACTGAAAGACGATACAAATTACTACGGAGATGTTGGTAAGCAATTTTTGTCGAACTCTGACATATATAGCTTACTAAAAAATCCGAGAAATTTTAGGAAAGAAGAAAAGAGCTTACCCTTGCTAGAGGGTAGCTATTTTCATACCGCAATGCTTGAGCCTGAAAAACTTCCAAGCTATCATGTATTAGATGTTTCTACAAGAAGCACAAAGGCTTTTAAAGAATATATCAATGAGAATGGATTAGATCCGCATGATGTCCTTCTTACAAAGGAAGTAGACAAGATAAATACTTGGGTAGATACAATGAAGTCAAACTTTGTAATGTATACAGACATCTATTCTAAAAACAATCAATATGAGCAACCAGGAGTACAATCTATATTTGGTTGTGATTGGAAGGGTAAAGCAGATATTGTTACGCCTGAAAAAATTATTGATATCAAAACTTCAAGCAACGTTGATAAGTGGAAGTGGAGCGCTAACGACTACAACTATGACAGTCAAGCTTATATATACTCTCAAATATTTAACAAGCCCGTTGAGTTTTATATTATAGATAAGTCAACGTTAAAGTTAAAAATCGCAAAGCCAACAGAAGATACTATACTTAGAGGTAGGGATAAAGTTCTTAGAGCAATTGAAGTATACAAAAAATTCTTTGCTAAAGATTCGCAAGAAGATATCAAACAATACATTGAGTATGAAGAGTTTTAGGACTGTTCACACTCATCATTTCACGGAGTCAGATGTGCTGCTCCAACTCAGCACTCAACCTTAATACTATAATTATGTCACAAGACAAAGTATTTGCAGATGGTTTTCTCTTTAAACGTAGAGAGAACGCACCAGAGTTCGTAATTGGAAATATCAGCGTAAAAGTTGAAGATGCAATTACGTTTTTGAAAAACAACCAAAAAAATGGATGGGTAAACCTCAACGTTTTAAACAGCAAGGGAGGTAAGCCATACATTGAGCTTGACACTTTTGTACCAAAGAAAAAGGAGTACGGAACAGATACTGCTCCTAACCAAGCTCCTGTACAAGAGGCGGATTTACCATTCTAATCAGCCAATGAAGATAGGGGGGTTCGTGGTTGACTCCCCCTTATTTTCTCTTGTCTATGTTGAAAATGTCAATTATTTTCCTTAGATGTGGCAAAAAAAAATAAATTAACTAATAAATATATATAGAGTATATAGTAGAATAAAATCGACATGGAACAAAATCAAGTTACTATATTTAGAAACATAAAAGACACCTCAACTCCATTCTTTAGGGATATTGATTCAATTCTTTTAAGGATAAAAGAGGGTACGTCTAAGGAGCTTATAAAACAAATACGCTCTGAAAAAAACAAAGAGGTTCGGCAGGAGTTGAAAAAGAGCCTACCTGCTATTTGTTTCTCTGGAATGTTCAACAAGAGAAACGATGATAGCATTACGCAACATAGCGGATTTATTTGTCTAGACTTTGATGGCTACAAAACTAAAAAAGATATGATGTCAGAGAAGGAAAGACTATCAAAAGACAGATATGTTTATTCTGCATTTGTGTCTCCAAGTGGCAACGGATTGAAAGCTTTGGTTAAAATACCTAAGGAACCTAATAATCATAAAAATTATTTTATGTCTTTAGAAAAGTATTTCAACTCACAATACTTTGACAAGACGAGCAAAAATCTTTCAAGAGTTTGTTATGAGTCTTACGATCCGTTAATTCATATAAATGTAAATTCTCACTTGTGGGATAAGATAGAAGAGCAAGAATATAAAGTTATTGATAAATATTCTTCAAGGCCAACAATACCTGTCACCGATGAAAACAAGATTGTAGATATCTTGATGAAGTGGTGGACTAAGAAATATGGAATTGTAGATGGCGAAAGAAACAATAACATATACATATTGGCCGCTGCCTTTAATGATTATGGAATTAGTAAGTCGTTAGCTGAATACATTATGTCTCAGTTTCAATCTAATGATTTTACTTTATCAGAAATCAAGACCACAATAAACTCAGCCTATTCTCAAACTCAAAACTTTGGCTCAAAGTATTATGAAGACGAAGACAGAGTAAACCAGGTTAGGATGAAATTAAAACGTGGAGTCTCAAAAAAGGAGATACGTCTTCAGTTAGCTGAATCCCAAATTGAAGACGCAGTCATTGATTCTGTTATTACTTCAATAGAAGAAGACGAAAGTGAAAAAAGATTTTGGAGTAAGAGCGAGAAAGGGGTTATATCCATAATACACTATTTGTTCAGACAGTTTTTAGAAGACAATGGATTCTTCAAGTTTTGTCCTGAGGGGAGTAAGCACTTCATATTTGTTCGTGTTACTAATAATTTAATAGACCACACAACTGAAGAAGAAATCAAAGACTTTGTTCTTGGGTATCTTGAAGACTTAGATGATATGTCTGTTTATAATTACTTTGCAGACAAGACAAGGTTTTTTCGTGAAGAGTTTCTGTCTTTGCTTGGAACTGTGGATGTTTACTTTATTGAAGACGACAAAGATACCGCATATCTTTATTATAGAAACTGTGCGGTCAAGGTTACAAAAGACAAGAAGACCACAATTGATTATTTAGATTTAGGTGGTTATGTTTGGAAAGACCAGGTTATTGATCGTGATTTTGAAATGTGTGATTCTTTTGATTGCGACTACAAAACATTTATAAAAAACATTTCTGGAGGAGATAAGCAAACTATACAATCCATGAGAAGCACCATAGGTTACATGATGCATGGTTATAAAAACTTATCTTATTGTCCTGCAATCATTTTAAATGATGAAGTAATATCTGAAAATCCTGAAGGAGGAACAGGTAAGGGATTGTTTATCAATGCTCTATCTCAAATGAAAAAGTTAGTTGTGATAGATGGCAAGGCTTTTAATTTTGAGAAGAGTTTTGCATATCAACTAGTCAGCGCTGACACTCAGATACTTTGTTTTGATGATGTTAAAAAGCATTTTGATTTTGAAAGACTTTTTAGTGTGGTTACTGAAGGTTTGACTTTAGAGAAGAAAAACAAAGACGCTATAAAAATACCTTTTAGTAAATCTCCAAAAGTAGCAATCACCACGAATTACGCTATCAAAGGCAGAGGTAATTCTTTTGAGAGAAGAAAATGGGAGTTGGAGTTTGCACAATTTTACACAAAAGATTTTACACCTTTAGTTGAGTTTGGAAAGCTTTTGTTTTCTGAGTGGGACGAAGATGAGTGGTGTTCGTTTGATAATTATATGGTTGAAAACCTTATGTTTTATCTAACTAAAGGATTAATAAAAGGTAACTTCAAAAACCAGACAGTCAGACATTTGTCTGCTGACACTTGTCACGAATTTGTCGAGTGGTGTGGGTTATTTGATAATGAGTATAAAAATGAAGCAATAAAGTACGATGAAAAGATTTACAAGAACGATTTGTACATTGAATTTATTGCAGACAATCCTGACTTTGCGCCTAAGGCTAAACGAACTATATCAAGAACAGAGTTTTATAGGTGGTTAAATTCCTTTGCAATATTCAAAACAGGTATCAAGCCAGATGATGGCAGAGACTTGAACGGAAGATGGATTGTGTTTTTAACTGATAAAAACAAAAAGAAAAAAGATGAAGGAAAGCTTGTATTCTGATTTTAAGTGGTGCATTGAAAACGATTTTCAAGTTTATATCAAACCACTCGACAATAGAGGAAATTGTAAGATTGCAATACGCAAAGGGGGCATCTCTACAGATGGGAAGCCCTCAAAGTATTGTAAGGAAAAAGGTTTAACTTTGCGAAGTAAAGAAACCGTTGGTTCTGTAACGTACAAATCACAAAAAAAAGCATCAGAACAGTTGCCAAGGGTTTACGAATACTTAAGAAAAACTTATGGAGATATTTGATCAGCAAGATGAAATACATTGGGGAATGCTAAATTCCTACGACATAGTTGTTTACAAAGTGCCTTTTTCCGAAATATCATTTACAGATGTTAGCTTTTTCATTCATGACGTAACCAAGCCTATAACTACTAAAGTTATTGACGACTTGATTTACTACTTTGAAGAAATAGAAGACTATGAGAAATGTCAAGTACTAATGGAAATAAGACACGAATATGATTCAGTTTAGAGACTATCAACAAAACATTATAGAAAAGGGAGTTGGTATATTAAACAAGCATCGGTTTGTTTATTTATCAATGGAAGTAAGAACAGGCAAAACACTTACATCTTTAGGTATCCTTAACAAAATGATGAGTGTGAACAATGTGTTGTTCATCACGAAGAAGAAGGCAATAAGTAGTATAGAAAAAGACTACGAGCTTTTAAATCCAGGTTATAATATTCAGGTAATTAATTACGAATCTCTACACAAAATAGAGCCAAAGGGTTGGGACGCTATTGTTTGTGACGAAGCTCATAGCATGGGTGCGTTTCCAAAGCCTAGTAAGCGAGCCAAACAAGTTCGTGATTTGGTTGTTAAAAACAATTGTTATGTTGTTTTATTGTCTGGCACTCCTACACCTGAAAGCTACAGTCAAATGTATCATCAAGTGTATGGCATACACACAAATCCATTCAACAAGTACACAAACTTTTATAAGTTTGCTAAAGACTATGTGAGGCTAAAAACAAAGCGCATAGGAGGATTTATGGTAAACGATTACTCAGATGCAAAAGAATCTGTTTTGTATGATATGAATAGATACATGATTTCTTACACTCAAAAAGAAGCTGGTTTTGAATCCACTATAAAAGAAAATGTTTTATTTGTTGATGCACCTCAAACAATTCACTCTTTATGCTCTAAGTTAAAAAAGGATTTAGTAGTAGAGGGTAAAGATGAGGTTATATTAGCTGACACAAGCGTTAAGCTAATGCAAAAGCTTCATCAAATGTATAGCGGTACTGTTAAGTTTGAAAGTGGCAACTCAATGGTCTTAGATGAATTCAAAGCTCAGTTTATATATGATAACTTTTGTTGTAAAAAGGTAGGCATATTTTATAAGTTTAAAGAAGAACTCAATGCTCTTAAAAAAGTGTATGGAGATAATTTGTGTACTGACCTAGAGACTTTTGATGCGTCTGAAGACAAGTCGATTGCTTTACAGATAGTATCCGGAAGAGAGGGCATATCTTTACGGAACGCCAAGTATTTAGTCTATTATAATATAGATTTTAGCGCTACAAGCTATTGGCAGTCAAGAGATAGAATGACTACTAAGACACGATCAAATAATGAAATATTTTGGATTTTTACAGAGGGTGGAATTGAGAATAAAATATATAAAGCGGTAACTAAAAAGAAAGATTACACCCTAAATCATTTTAAACGAGATTTACTAACTTTATAATTAATTAAATGATAGTTGAGTTAGATAACCTAGAAGTGGATTTATGTGAATACATAGGTAAACTAAGATCAAAAATTGCAAGAGCAAACAATGTAATTGATGCTAAAATAGGCAATCATAGCGGAGAAGAAGGTGATATTCAGGGGTTTAAAGCTGAGTACGCCTTTGCTAAGGCTTATAATTTATTTCCAGATTTTGGATTGTCCCCAAGAAGCGGTAGCGCTGATGGTGTGACAAGAAACAATAACCGATACGACATAAAATCTACTCACTATAAAACTGGAAACCTGCTATCTACACTAAAAGTGAATCAAGATATAGACATTTATGTTTTAGCCTATGTAAATAAAAACATAGTTGAGTTTGTAGGTTGGGCCACTAAAGACGAATTAATTAGAGAAGAAAACATAAAAAATCTAGGCCATGGTGATGGCTATTTTTTAAGTAGAGATAAGCTAAATAAAATATAAATGAAATTCATAAAATTTTTATTAATTTGGATTAGCCAGAATTTAGCCATCCCATTTTGGATGGTTGGTCATATACATTTATCTATACATTCACTAGGTAGTTTTGTTGAAGGTTTATCTTCATTAGCTATGAACGTGATTGTAGCGTTGGGATTTATACTTGACTATAACAATGACAGAACAACAAATACAGGCAAAAAGAATTAAAGAATTAGAAGCTGAAGGATACTACGTTATCAAGCTTATAAAAACAAATAAAAATGGAATACCAGATATTGTGGCTATTCCACCAAATTGTGACGTTTTATTTTCAGAAATAAAAAAACCTAATGGCAAGGTTTCAGCCATACAAGAATATAGATTAAAACAATTAAAACAACATGGAGTCAAAACAGAAGTATACAGAGGAGGAGTTTGAGATAGATGAGTTTTTTATATCTCAAATGCAAGAATTTAAAAATGGTACATCAATTAAAATTGCTAGCTTAGTAGACAAGATGTACGGAATACAATCAACTAAAGGCCAAATTAGAAACAAAACAGGACACGTTAATGACGAGCGAGGAGAACCCGTGTATTTTGCTATAGATTACTACAGAGATGATGAAGGGCCTATTGTTCTTATGGATGTTTACAACATTGATATCGATCAGTACTTAGATTCAATCAACGCTAAAATCAACATAAAATGAATAGACGCCAAATATTTGAACATGTCATAGATGCTGTTCAATGCTCTTCTGGAATTAAAGATTTAAAAAGAGTTACTAGAAAAAGAGAGTATGTAGATGCTAGAAGGATAGCTTACTATATATTAAGAAACGTACATGGCTTGCCGCTGCAAGTCATAGCTGATGAGTTTAATAAAAACCACGCATCAGTAATACATGGCATAAAAGATATAGACTTTTTAATGAAGTCAGACTCTTGGTTTAAAGAGGTGTACACTAATTCAGTCAAAAGAATTGCACAGGGAAACCTAAGAAAAATACAAATACTAGAAGAAATAGAACAACTACAAAAAGAGTTTTTAACATTAATTTAATGAAATATGGAATACACTTATGAAGATATTAACAAAATTTTAGAATTTAAAACTTGGTCAAATAAAAGAAAAATTGACGAATTATTCAGAATTGACTGCACAATGTATACAAATCTGGGTACAGATTCTACAAAATCAGAGAGAGAAGAGGTAAAAAGAAAATCTAAGTCGATTTACCGAACCATAGTAAAAATAGACGCTGACATGGGAAAGCACTTACTTTTTAGTATGGATCGTTAATAACTTTTGAAATGTTTTTGCTGATTTATTTGTAGCTTTAGGAAACACTAACACAAATGTCTATTCACAAAAACAGCCGAAACTCAATCAACTTCATCAATCTCTTGATGAAAAACATCAACAACTTAACCGATGATATATACGAATCTTTAATGGACGAAGACTACATGGCTTTAAACTCCTCAATCAAGGAGCTTCAATCTGTTTTGCGAGAGACGCAAAAATTAACAGAAGATGAAATTTAGACCAAGGTTAAACGAAGTAGAGTACGAGTTAATACAAAAACACAGGGCTTTACAAAAGGAGTGCGAGCTTACAGGCATTCCAATGAAAGATGTCGATCATTATTGGCATAAAGGAAAACACTTCTCCTTACATGTAAAAAATAAAGGAGTGTCTCCAGAAAAACTTAGAGACGATATCATAGCTGCAATGGATAAGCATTCTCCAAGCTATAAAAAAATTAAAAGAAAAAAATGCGAGAATGGACACTTGCTAGTTATAGACCCCGCAGATATTCATATAGGGAAGTTGGCATCTAGTTTTGAAACAGGAGAAGATTACGATTCTCAAATCGCAGTAAAAAGAGTAAAGAAAGGTGTAAACGGAATATTAGAAAAGTCAAACGGATTTAATATAGATAAAATACTTTTTGTCGGGGGAAACGACATACTTCATATTGATACACCAAAAAGAGTTACCACAGCGGGAACTCCCCAAGATACACATGGAATGTGGTACGACAATTTTCTAACAGCTAAAAAACTATATGTAGATATATTAGAAACATTAATAGGTGTAGCGGATGTTCACTTTGTGTACAACCCAAGTAATCACGATTATATGTCAGGATTTATGTTGTCAGACTCAATACAATCATGGTTTAGAAAATGCAAAAACATTACTTTTGATTGTAGTATAGCTCATAGAAAAGGTTTTGTTTATGGAGAAAACCTTATAGGAACTACGCACGGAGATGGAGCAAAGCTTGCCGACCTGCCATTAATTATGGCAAATGAATTTTCAAAAGAATGGGCTGCAACAAAGCACAGATATGTTTACACGCATCACGTTCACCACAAACAAAGTAAAGACTATCACGGAATTACAGTAGAGTCTTTACGTTCTCCAAGCGGAACTGACTCCTGGCATCACAGAAATGGATATGGCGTAGGTGGTATAAAAGCAGTAGAGGGGTTTGTTCACTCTAAAAAACACGGACAAGTAGCGAGATTAACACATATATTTTAATTATGAAAAAAGAAAAATACACTAAAATATTTGCATGGGTTGTTATACTTACAACAACATACTTTATTTGGTCTAATTTTTATAGATTAATATTCTAATGAACGCAAAAGAAAGAAAAGAAAGACCTGTGTTTACAGGTGTTTTAAAATACTTCCCTGATGCTATTATGGAAGTTTCAAGAGTTTCCTTACAAGGAAACAAACAGCATCACCCAGACAAACCATTGCATTGGGATCGTAGTAAATCTACTGATGATTATGATGCCCTTGCTAGACACTTAATTGACGCAGGTACAATTGATGATGATGGAATTCGTCACACCGCTAAGGTCGCTTGGCGTGCGCTTGCCTGTTTACAAAAAGAAATCGAAAATGAAAGAACACCTACAAAATCAAATTATTAAAGAAAAACTGAAGGATAAACCTAATTTTGATTTAATTAGAAGACTTCAACAATTACTAGACAAAACTACTCACCAAAAGACTTAGGTTTAAATGAACCTCCACCACCACTACCTGGATTAAAAGATTTATCATTACGTTTTATTGGAGCAGTTTGACCTTTGTTTTCTTTTCTAATTCTTTTCTTTTCTTGGTCTATTAATTCTTGACTAGGTTTTTTTATGCCTTTATCCTCTAGTCTGTTCACAGCATCAGTTTCAATGTCATACTTCTCTTCCTTTGGAGTCATTTTAGAAATATTTTTAAAAGCTCTTTCAGATATGTAGCCTACTTCACTCATGTTAAGGATAGGAACTCCAACAGAGTGCATTGCATAAGCTGCCGTAACATATTTCAATCTATCAATTGCTTCAGGCGATAGTTCTTTAGAGTAAGACCGCCCCATATATTCTCCCTTCATTTTTCCTGACTGAATAGTCATTATCATGTCTTTTAAAATAACGGCTTTTTTACCTCCAATACCTAATGTTCCTAATTGATCCACTAGCTTCTTATCTGTTTTTGCAAAAAACTTAAAAGGGTCATCTTCTCCATCTTGAAAAAGACTCATTAGTCCATTAATCTGATTTAAAGTTTCATCATTTAAAACAGGAACAGGAACTAAAACATCTGCTATCATGTTGCCTAATCTTCCTCTTACCCTACTCATGAATTGCTTTTCTTCTGCCTCTTCTTTTTTTAGCATGTTTTGAACTCTATTTAGATTAGGGTCATCTTCTTCTTCGCCTGAAACCATGCGAGCTAGTTTGCTTAGAGTTTGTGTTATACCTAAACCTAATGCATTAAACATAACTGTTTCAACAGCAAGACCGCCTAATGATTTTGCAGCCCTAGTCTTATCTCCAGGCAAAGCCGTTGGATTGTTTACAAGCGTGTTAACATCTGAATACATTCTTGTTTTTTGATTTAACAAAAAGTTTGCAAATGGAAATAATGTTTTTCTTAAAACTTGAACACCTGCATTTTGATTTGTAAATAACTCTCCTTGTAAATCTTGGTCAGAAGTGTTTTGTTGTCTATCTACTTGTTGTTGTGCAAATTGAGCTGCCTCTTTATCTAAGGGTTTTGTAAAGTCTATGTCACCTGATTTGACGCCCTTCTTGTTCATAGCATCTAGATAGTATGCTATAAAAGATGCTTGAGCCGTTGCAACATCGGGAGCCACCAAGAAAGCTTGAAGAGTTGCTTTATTTAACTGGTCTGCGGAGTCTACTAACCTACCTGCTGCTGTATTTGCTTTTTTCTTAATTCTTGTATCTACTCCTTCTATATCAGCTTGAGATTTAATACCTCTGTTTGCAATAGGAAGACCTGAGTTTTTTATAGCTTTTCTGACCTCAGGGTCTAGCATTAAATTAGCCGCCTTAATTGTATTTATTACCCCTGCATTTACACCCGTATTGAATATAGGAACAATTTGCTTTAATACTTGAGTAGGCCCACCCAAAACTCGAGCCACGCCTAAAGTAGCAACTTTATTAAGTCTTCTTAAAAATCTTTTTTGCGTTTGGTCTAAATAGCTTTTGCCTCTTTTAGCGTCAACATAATTATTTATTCTTTCATTTATAATATCTCTAGAACTTTCATTCGTAAAAATATCGTTAAAAGCTTTGGACTCTCTTGCTCCTTTTATTTGCTGTATAGACGAGGCCGTATACAGGTCTGTTAAAGCTGCTTTGTAATTGTTCATATTCTGAGCGTCAAAACCTAAGTTTAAAACCCTTCCTTTTGGAAGAGCATCAGGCTTTATCGCAGGCTTCAAAACACCCGTTTCTTTGTCGTAAGCATTTTTTCTAAGGCCACTAGGGTCAAACACAGGCTCTGTTATATCTCTTACTTCTTTTCCTTCTTTTAAGTTTTGAAAGTTTCTTGGAGTATAGTTAACATCTTTTCCTAAATTTCTGTTATATACGTTTAAAGATACGTCAGCTAATTCATTGTATTTTTCTGCCCACACTTTTGTTACATACTCAACACCCTCAAGATTTGCAGGATCTGCCTTGCTTTCTACCTCAGAGATTGTTTTCGAGTCTTTTAGTATTTTATCATACTGTTCTTTTATAGCCTCTCCCTTTCTTTGTTGTATTTTATCCGGAGATTTTAACAAAGTCTCATAGGTTTCTTTGATTAATTTTTTACTTTTTTCAAATTCAGTTTTTTGTTCGGCTTCAGTCCCTGGAGTAAATCTTCTAATCTCACCTAAGATGCCTCTTTGCATATCGTTTGATACATCAAAGTAAATGCCCTGTTGCATTTTCTTTTTAGCAAAAGCGTTGGCGTAATCATTCTCTACATTTGATGCTTCAGTTTGTGCTTTAGCCGAACCGTTTATAACGCCATCAACCCCCATTGCTTTCATTACAGCTCGTGCTTTTTGTTGAGATTGAAACACAAGCTCAAAAGCATTTGGCAATGTCGATATATATTTATTCCAAAGCCTACCTAGACCAGTGCTTTTATCGCTAGACTTTATGTTTTTGTTTTTAATTCGAGCCATTTCTACGTTTCCAACTTGCCTATCAAGAGCCGCCTGCATTCCGCCTGTAGATTGATTTAATTCAAAGTTTACAATCGCATCAAGAGCTTTCATTTTGGACTCAGTAGACATTGTGCTTAAATCCATGTTTAAAAAGTTATTAATCAAAGTCTTTTGTGCTTTGGTAACCTTTATGTCGCCTGACTCTATGGCTCCTTTAATATTAATTTTGGTATTCTTGAAAGCATTATTTACAGCTTTATCTATAATTTCTTTCTTTTTGTTTTCTAATTCTTTTTTAGCTTCAGGAGTCATTGTTTTCCCTTCCACTTCATTTAAAGCCTCTCTAATCTCCTCTAGTGTTAAGTCTCCTGCTTCTGTACCTGTTAGCTGTTGAAATGATTCTTTAGCAAGCTTATAGTTTCTTTTAGACTCTGCCTCTACCTCTTTCTTAGAGTATTCTGTTATCTTTTTGATATCAAAGGGCTTAGTTACTTTTAATTCGCCTTTAGAAGGCTTTCTACTGGGCGTTAGTCCTTTGTTTACAGCTTCGGCTTTTTCTAAATAATTATCAATGTCTGATACATTGCTTGGGTTTACTTTCACAAACTCTTTAGCAGCATCAGATAAGCCTGCTTCTTTTCCTTTTAGTTTTTTCTTTATTATTTTTTGAAGCTTGTTTGCCTTCTCTAACTTGTTAGAATACTCTGCATCATTCATTGCTCTTTCAGTAAAATCAATTACATCTTGAACTTTTTTAGCATTGTATAGATTTACATTAGAAACTTTTTTGAGCAACGAGTTTGCTTTTTTAGTTGTAATGTTTCCTGCTTTTAATACTGCATCAATTGCGCCCTGCAATCCCTTTCTCCTTTTGTTGACATCGTTCTTTGCATCTCTAGCGATTTTTTGTTCTTTACGAAGGTCTTTTTTTAGAGCAGCATAATCGCTTGCCACTTTTATTGTGGTAGACTTACCTATTCTTTTAATTCCTAAAAGTTTTTTAGCTGTAGGCGGGGTTATTTCAACGCCTAGTTTTTTGCTCACATCTCTGAGAATAGCTTCTCTTTCAGTATCATTAGCTTCTTGAAACAATTTCGAACCCTCTAAATATGATATTGCATTGTCAGCAAGTTTCTGGGGATTTGTTTGTTCTCCCTTTACACTTCTGTTTTTGGTTTTTTCAACGATACCATCAACAATGGTGTCAACTCTTTCTTTGTTCACACTCATCATTTCTTGTTCAGTATCTGTTTCAGTTAACTGTTCAGTATCTGTCTGCGTAATCGTGTCGCTAGTTTGGTCGGTTTCCGTTTCCGTTTCTTTGTCACCCTCTTGGGTAACACTTGACTCAACGTCTCCTTTTCCCACTTGCTGCAGTCCCACTTCGGCTTGCGCCCCTGCTTCTTGGCTTCCTGCATCATCTGGTAACACTTGCTTCTCTGTGCTTGGCTTTTGAATGGCATCTTGTTTTATTTTTATAAGTTCATCTGATTTTTTTATTTTCTGTTGTTCAGTAGGAGATTCAATTCCATCAGCTTTTAAAGCTTCTAAAACTTCTGCGTCTGTAACTGTAACTGCAGTTTCTCCTTCTTGCTCACCTTTCATAATTGCTTTAGCTTGCTCTTCATCTTTTTTGTAAAGAGCATCAATTTGAGCATCTATGTCGGCTATTCTTTGGTCAACTTTTTTCTTAGCGGGGCCTTCTAGGCCTTCTCTTTCATTTAGTAGATTTTGTCTTTGCGTAAGAAGACCATCGGCTTCTTCTAGATTTGATGAAACTAGTATAGTCCCCTTTGTTTTTAGTTCAGCACTTTGCGTATTATATATTTCAGTATACGCATTCATTGCTTGTTGCTTAGTCAAAGAACCTTCTTTAACTAATATATCTAAAGTCTCTTGTAAGTTATCTATATCTTTGGCTACAGTTCTAACCAAATCTGCTCTTTTGTTTCCTGACAATAGTTTTTTGCCACCCAAAGTAGATGTGGCTCCTATAGTCATTACGGCTGTTTCAATTGCATCGGCTTTTGAAACTCTTTGATTTAAAACTTCTTTTCCTATTGATTGATTTACTAAGTAATTTATTCCTCTTTCAGCAAACAAAACAGGAAGCTCTTCCACCCCTAGTTCTTTTAGATTCTCAACAGCTAGCTGCTTACCTTTATCTATTAGTTGTTTTTTTGTAAAGTCTTTTCCTTTGCTAACTGCTAAATTTTTAATTTGATCTTTTATACCTTGAAAACCTACTAATAGTTTTTCATTACTTCCAGCTAGTCCTGAAAATATTCCATCTAGAGTCGCTATAGCTTGACCTGCGTTTACCGCTATATCCATCGCTTCTTTTTCTCCCATTCCGCTAGCCATTAGCTGAGATTTCATATCTTCAACATTGTCAGTTACAGAACTAGTAAATGAAGCTACACCCATTCCTACTTTTCCTGCAGTACTAGCTTTCATGTACTTATTAAGCCCCATGGCCTTATTTACTTTTCCGCCTGTTCTAATCAACGCATATAAGTTAGCCAATGTTCCGACTCCTCCTTGCAATACTGAACCTCCTGTCCATTGTATTTCTGTATTGGGAATATCTTTTGAGCGGTCTTGAATTTCTTTTATATCAAAATCTGATATAATTCCTTCCATTCTTACATTTGTTCTAGTATCATATACAACTCCATTAGAATCAACCATGTACATGTCTCCTTTGTAATAAACAGGCTTACCTTCTATAAAAGCACTTCTTTGAACTGCTCCATAATCTAGCTCTAAGTGGTCTGCAGAATCTGTAAGCATATCACTCAAGCCAGCTAAAACACCTTTGTTGTCAAATCCTAAATTATTTAATCGTTGGTCAAGAAATCCAGGTATTCCACCAAAGAAGTCCACAGCAAAACTAGCTACTGTGTTTCCTCCTGTTTTTATTAGTTCTGAAACTCCTTGTCCGAACTCAGCAACGCCCCCTCGTTTAGCAGCGTTGTACATATTTTTTCTTCTTTCTAGGTCAGCGTCTTCAGTTAGCTCTTTATATTTAGGGAAAGAATTAATAACATTTGTCATTTCACTAGCTGTTTCAATAAACTCTTGAGCTAGTTCCTTTTCTAATTCTTTTAATTCTTTTATTTCTTCAGGATTAGTGGTCAATTTTAATCCAGATTGAACTTTGTTTAGTTCCTCTGTAACCCTATTTAATTTAGAGGCTTTGTATGATTGAAGTTTTTCGTAGTCTCTTTTTTCTATTTCAAACTGATCCCCCTCTTCACTTGTTAAAAGTTTCTTAAAAAACTTAAATGTTTTTGTTTCTTTTCTAGAATTCTTTTTATCCCACTTTCTGTAATCCTCTATGTCTATGTTATTCTTTTGAAGAACTTCGTCTTTGATATTGTCTACATTTCCATAGTCTTCTTCTGTGAGTTCTACATCAAAATGTGTTTCAGGTTTGATAGGAGAATTTGCTGATTCATAAAGCTCTATAGCCTCTACTACTTTTGGGTCTAGCTCTGATGCTTTTTTCAAAACCCTTTGTCCATTTTCCATGACAAAGTATGATTTTTCTGCCTCGGGCATCATTGTGCCTTTGTTCTCCACCTCTATGTCAAACATTTGAATATCAGGAGCATCTCTTTGGGCTTCTATATATCCTACTGAATTTAATAATTCAACATTATTTCTTGCGTCAAATTTATTTTTCCAAGAGCCTTTTCCATATTCTATAGCTGACTTTTCGTCTGAGCCAAAGTTTATAACCTCGCCTCTTCTTTGTGCTTCTTCGTAAACAGAATTCCAATCTTGTTCTGCTTGCTCAGACATGTCCACAAAAGAACCATCTTCGTTTTGAAATACTGTAGGGAATGAAAACCAATTACCTTGACCATCGGTTTCTGTTCTCATTTTATGTGTAGAAACGCTGCCATCTTCGTTTTGTAAAGTTCCTTTTCTTGATGGTGCGTCAGGTATTGAAATCTCAACCTCCTCTTCTTGTTCTACAGGAGGTATCTCAAAGCTTGTTGTTGTTGAAGAAGAGTCCAAGGATGAAGGACTTGCTTCCGTTTCTGTAGTGGATTCCGTAACGACCTCTTCTGAAGTAGAATTTGAATTTTTTTTTTCACCGACTCCTACTAATACAGAAAAATCAGATATATCTTTTGTATATCCTTTTGATTTGACATACTCAAAATTATCATTTAAAACCTCATTATCAGAAGCTATCAGTTGCTGAAATTCCTCTATAGATTTACTATACCCCTTTGATTTGGCTCTATCGTATAAATCTTGTAATACCTCTTGATCCATTTAGTTTTATTTATTTGTGTAATCTAATCCGCCTCCTGACGTATAATCAGTATCTGAGTTTATGTTTGATAAGAACTCTGTAACTAAAGCACTTGCTTCTGCTGCAATTCCATCTGAACTTACCCCTGTTGAATTATAAATATTCTTTGTAACAGTAATTGTTTTTCCTTTTGAATTTACAGCTGTCATTGTAATTTTTTCCCCATCGGCTTTTACTTTTACTGATTTATCTAACTGTTGTCCGTTATTTAACAAAGCTTGCTCAATTGATGATTGCAATCCTGCGGCTAAAACCTCATTGTCCGAACCAAAACTACTTGCGTCATCAGCTGCTTTCGATGCCTCTTTAATTGAATCGCTTAAAGTAACTTTCTTAGCTCCTGTTCCGCTTACAGTACTGTCTAAACTAAGCTTGGTATTTACGTCACTAATATTAGTTCTTTCTGTAAAGCTATTCTTATTATATGTCTCATCAAAAGTATTGCCCTCACCTTTATAAGTGTCAAATAAATCTTTTGTTTCTGTAGGATTTGTCATCAAAATTGACAAGGTTTGTCTAGTTCTTTCCTCTAGTGGTATAGGTTTGCCCTTTTTATCTGTATGGAATACATACATGTCTTTTGGGCCATTAGGAGTTTGAACTGTATAAACTTCTGCCTCTCTTTCCTCATTACCTACTTTTACTTTTTTAACTTTTGTTTTACTCAGTATTTGATTAAATCCATTTTCTACAGTATATAATCCACTTTGTCTCATTTCCTCAAGGGCTTTTTCCTGCTCTTCTCCACCTAAAGCCAATCTTTTAGCAAAGTCTACTCTACCTACTTTTTCTGTTGTTTCTTTTTTAGCTTTGTTTTTACTATCTCTGTACGGATCAAATTCAGTTCTCTTAGTTCCTTTGTCGGTAATGTCTTTTTTCAGAGCAGAATATATTGAAGTTCTAGCAATATTTTCAGCGGCCTGTCTGTCTTCCTTAGAAAGCTCAGGAACAATTTGACCATTTGCTGATGTTACTAGTTTTATGTATTTATTTTTAGTACCTGTTTGCGTTTGACCTTTTTCGTCTACCCAAGAATATGTAACCTTTTCATTTCTTTGCGCATCCGTTAAATTTTCCCATTGGGCTACATTTAAGGGAATAGATTGTTCGCCTTGTAATCCATTATCAGACAAAATACTTACAATTCTATCAGGCGTAGCTGTTAAAGTAGCTGTTGCGTCATCTATTAAGACTTTCAATTGAGGGTTAGCTCTTTGGTTGTCTTCTATAGTTCCAACCATAAGACCCTTGCTACTCATTGTTTCAAACGTCTGTCCAAGTTGTGTATTTGGTCCTACAGCCTTTGCCACTTCTTTGTCTAGGTAAATTCTATCTGCTCTTTGATTTCGACCTCTGTCAAAACTCAGAACACTCATTTTGTCAAGGCCTTTGATGGGTATTGGATTACCCTCTGAGTCTTTAACCAAAACCCTAGTGCCTGTTAATTCATCAACTTCTGTTTTATAAAAAGTGACTTGCCCCATTCCATTTTCACCAAAGCTAACATTAGTGAATTCAGGGTTTCCCATTCTTGATTGAAGGTCTTGAAGAGCAGCTTCATACGCTCCTGACTGAGGGTCAACATACACCTCTGTTCCGTCTTCTTGTTTTATAAAACCACCTTTTGCCCTTCTTAATGTTTCTTCTCGTCTTGTTGCGTAATCATTAATTTGATTTGCTAGTATTTCAAAAGATTGTTTACCATTTTCTTGAAATATTAAATTATCTTCTGGCTTTATCATTCCTGCCTGAACTAACCCCATATTAGCATAAAGTCTATCCTTGTAATTAGCTAGTGCTTTTAATGCTAAATCTCTGTCTGTTTTGTCTGACGGAAGGTTTTCGTAAACTTCTTTTTCGGCCTCTCTATATTTTGTAGCGGTATCTGTTTTTAGTTTTAAACGAGCCGAATCTATATTGTCTTTCCACGTTTGTACGCCCTCGGCAAAATTATCTATACCTTCTAATAATGTCTTTTTAGTCCCTACACCTGTATTGCCTTGTTCTATTGAAAATTTTGCTGCGTCTAATGCATTACCCATAGTCTTTTATTTTTATTGCTCTAGTATAGATGTTAAATCTCCAAAAGGATTTTCAAAGTTAGCTTTTAGTTGACCGAAAGATAACATGTCTTGATTTTGCTGTTCTAACAATTTTTTGCCCTGAGGGGTTTGCGAATACGCTTGTAGTAAAGTAGCCATATCAATCATTTGACCAGCTCCTCCTGCATCGGTTGAAGTAGCGGTTGGCGTTGCAGTTTTACCTGCTAATCCTGCTCCAACAGCGCCTAATAAATCACTTGCTCCTGTTGATATACCCTGAGGTTGAAGAGTGGATACCGGAGTAGCATAAGGTCTTCCTGTTTCAATAACTTGTCTTAGATTTTTTCTAGATAAGCCATCTAAAGATTTCAATGCTTCTGCTCGGTCTGAAAATTCACCCGAAGCAACTAATGAGTCTGCAGCCTTTCCCTGCATATTTTTGCCTCCACCTAAACCACCAAAAGCTCCTATACCAAATTGTAAAGCGCTTACTCCTGCTGATAAAAATGAATCTGTAGCTTGTCCGCTTAAATCGTCTGCTTGTTGGTTTAAGGCATCCGCCTTGACTCCTGCTGCCGCTGCTCTATCATCCATAAGTGCCGCTATTTCTTCCGCAGACTTTTCATCTGCTGCAGCTCTAGCTAAATCTATATTTAGTTTTTGATCCGCAAACTTTTCAGCAGTTTTGTCTGTTTGCATATCTGTTGCAGCTTTAACCTTACCTGCTGTTGCGGCTACTCCCCTTTGGTCGCCTTCTTGAGCTGCTTCAATAATAGTAGCTCCTGTTACATTGTCTTGTTGTAGTTTTCTGTCGTAAATATCTGTAGCTACTCTTACCTCATCTAAAAAGTTTTGTTCTAATTTAGCTATAGATTCTTCTTGTAACCTTTCTTTTTCAATTTCAAATCTTCCTGCTTGTCTTGCCGCTGTTTTCGCAGCGTCTCCTGCAAAAATACCTTTTGCCACTTGACTACCTACTGCTACTGTTGCTGCCGCTATTGTTGTAAATGCTGCCATATTATAATAATTTCATCATTTCTGCGTTATAAGTATCTGCCTTTATGTATCCGTTATCTTCGTAGATTTTTATTAAAGAATCGTGCTTTAATAATGCATATCCATATTTACAGCCGCTTAACTTTAATGTATAGCTCAACATGCTAACTAAAAAAGACAACGCTTTTTTTCTTTTTTTTCTATCTTTATACTCAATGTTTGACACAATCCAATCGCACCAACCAACTTTTGAGTTTGTAACATACATGTATCCTGCACATACAGGAATATCTTCATCATAAACTATAAATCCACCTTTTCCATCATCTGGAAGAAAATCTTTTGGAGGGGGTGTCCATCTCCAATCTTTCCACCATTTAACTAGAATGTCTTTATAATCACTCTCTTTTAATTCTCTTATAGTAAATTCCATTTACGCAAAGATACAAATTCTAAGGAAAACTTTTGAAGACGTCAGAATCTACAGTAAAAAGCTCTACTGCAGATGTATTGTTGTTTGTAAGTGTAAACTGCATAAAATAACCTGTAGCTCCGTAGGATTCTGCAACGCTATTTTTAGTCGTAAATATTAAAGAACCTGATGGTATAACTGACCCTGGAGGTAAAAAGTCTGTAGCATCAATTGAAATACTTGTTCTGCTGCTGTTTATGTTTGTTATAGGACCAACTTTAGTTATTGTTGCGCCATCTTTAAAATAAACTAAATCTCCATAATTAATAATATTACTTATAGATACAGAAAAATCTAAATCTATAGTCCCTGGAGATACGCCACTTGTAGAGGTAAAGCTTCCAATACCCTGTGTAGAGCGCAAAGCAAAGTCTTCGCTTCCTGCAACTCTTCTAATAAAAGCAAACCAAGCCCCTTCTTTCTGCTCGAAATAAGACTCATCTATCAGTCCCGTACTTAAATCTGTTTCTATGCTGCAATCCCAAGAGTCATCACTTTCAAGCTCAATGGTTTTAAAAACCTTAACAGTTGTAGGTTCTTGATTAAAAACACCTGTAATTGTTGATGGATAATCAACTCCATAATACCTATTCCTTATGTTGTTGGTGTTATGTCTGTACAAATTACCTCCGCTAAACGTATACAAATACTGATTCATTCCTAATATAAAATCAGGATGATAACTATAAAAAGATGGCCATCCTTTTACTGATTCGCTGAACGTTATAGTGTAGTCTTCTATTGGTTGTACTGCCATGTGTTATATTTTATGTTGGGTCGCAAGACTGTATGTTGCTTACAACACCATTTGTTACTGTAATTACTTGATTATTGTCCATTATATAGTTTTGATCCGTAACTCTATTTACGCCATCGTGGTCTGAAAAGACAGGGTTATTTAACACGGGATAAGCGTTTGAATCTCCCCGAAATCTAGCAAAATATAGAGTTGTATCTGTTGTCTGACAAGCTATTGAACCGAATATACCCTTTGCTTGAAATGAAGGTAAAACCGTAGGACACTCAACTGATA